ATGGTAGAGCTCCTTCGCATGCTTGGGGTTGGGAACACCCTTCTTGAACTCACTGAATCGCTTGGCGACCGCATGCTCACGCTGCTTGCTGGCTGACATGCCACTGGCATCATCACTGTCTGGATCGCGCTCAAGAGCCTTCGGTGAGTGAATCTCGAGGTGCTTGACATGGTAGTCCTTCCCATTGTACTGGTGAAGGAGGTTGGACATCGCCTGGTGGCGATCACCACCGACGATCATGTGAATGTGGGTGTAGCCCTTCTTGGACAGGTGCTTGACAGCATCAACTGGTGTCTTGATGCCCTCACCCTGGTTGATGTTGGCATGTGGCCACATCTTGGCCATGAGCTCGGTCTTCTTGTTGTGGGGCAGTGGGTTCTTCTTGGCATCATGAGTGTGCGATGCGAAGATGATGTGGTCACCACCATGGCTCTTGGCATGGTCAGTGACAGCGTTGATCAGCTTGGTGTGGCCGGTCGTCATAGGGTTGAAGCGACCGAAGGTGAAGGTGATGTGCTTGTCTTTACTGGTAGTCATTTGTCTTCACGCTGTGGAAGAGTGCCAGCCCGAAGGCTGGCGAGTGTGTTGTTGTCTTTGAGTTGTGGTTGTCCGATGATCAGAGCTTGGAAACGACTGTGTTCGCGACGTCGGTTGCGACTGTGTTGGCAGCAGCTTGTACATCGGCTTCAACGCCAGCGACAACGGCAGCGCCTGTGACAGCCTTGCCACTCTTCCAGAGCTTGTATGCAACGACTGCAGCCAATACGACGGCAGCTGTGATGATGAGTCCCAACATGAGCTTCTCCAATGGTTAACGACTGGTCTATTTAGGGTGGCGAATCTTGAGCATATTTGCACGACTGAACTCAGCTCGGTCGACGAGCTTGATTGGGTGGCCATTCTTGATGGCAACGAAGCCTTCGCCTTTTACTGGCTTTCCATCGACACTGTGAGTGTAGTGACCAGCCGTGTTCAGGCTGTCGATGAGAGCATCCTTGGCCTTCTGAATGTGGTGGTGCATCTTGAAGAGGGAGTCGAACTTCTTGCCATGCTCCTCAACGTAGTGCATGTTGGCCATCATCGCATCATGATGAGCCTGCTTGGCCTTCGCGGTTGAGACCGAAGCGACCTTCTTCTCACCGATGCCCATCAGGTGGGCACGGTAGCCAGCCGTGGTTGGTGTTGAGCCTTCCTTGACCATCTTGTTGATGTAGGTGTGGAGGTTGGCGGCATGTGGCTTCGTCGCATCAAATGTGTCTGGATGTGCCTTCTCATGCTCCTTGGTGGCTCTCATGATGTGGTGCTCGAAGCGAGTGGCATTCTCTCCACCATGCTTGCCCTCAGCCACCTCAGGGTTGATCAAGTGGACATCCTTGTGCTCTCGGAAGTTCTGGAGATCAGGGTCGAAGCCCACATGCATCTTGTCAAGGCTCGGGCCATGGTACTTGGAGTGGACCACGACACCGATCTTGGAGTCCTTGATCTTCTTGCCCTCAGGACTGGATGTCTTGGTGCTGTACATGAGCGTGTTCGGAGTGAAGTGATACTCACCCTTGTGCTCAGTCACATCATCCTTCGTGTGCATCATATCGCCCTGATAGACACCAGACTTCGGAGTGACCTTGGGGAAGTGCTCCAGTGCTGCCTTGAGCTTCTCAACCAGTCCGGGTGCATGGCCATGGTTGTGCTCGATGTCCTCAGGCGTGTAGTTGATCTTGGGCTCCTTGTTGAAGGCAGACTTGGTTGCCACGAAAAATCGCTTGGTCTTGGGATCATGGCCGAACACGACACTCGGAGAGCCATCGTACTTGGTCGTGACCTTGGTCTTGTTGAAGCCACCCTTGAGCTTCTCATGGATGTCCTTGAGTGACTCAACAGCATGCTCGAAGCCCTGATGACCATGGTCGAACATGAGGTCTTCAGGGTGTTCAAGATGAGTCAGATGCTCTGGTGTCTTGAGTGCTTCAGCGATGTACTGGCGGAATCGAATCATGTCTTGATGCTCAGAGTGTTGGCCGTGGTCTCACGCTCAATGAGCTTGATGGCGAGCTCAGTGACTTTCATGTCACGAACCAGCCATTCGTAGCGAGATTGCAGCTTCTCCATGTGTTCACGAAGATGCTTCAGCTCAGCCTGTTGGCGCTTCTTCATCTCCCGTGCGTCGGACAGGAGGATGATGCGAGAGGGTTCATCCATGGCTGTATTTAGCCGCGATCGGATCAAGCTCGCTTGGTGTTCATCTTGAAGCTGATCTTGTTGCTGAGGTTGCCCACGCTGTTCTGGTAGCTGAACTTGAAGTCAGCTGTCTTGAAGCCATGGACATCGTACTGAGTCCGATAGCCCTGGCCAACCTTCTTGATGTTCATGTAGACCTGGACCACGTTGATGGATGACGTCGCATCATTCAAGACATCAACGTACACCTTGTCATTGTTGAGCTCATCCTTGACACCATAGCCCAATGGGCCGACGATGAAGCCGATGCGCTTCTTGCCACCATCGAACACACGCTTGGCAACTGCCTCAGAGGCAGCATTCTCACCAGCACCATGACCATTGGCCTTGTAAAAGCCATCAAGATCATGGAGAAGGGCCTTGTATGACTTGTAGTGTGAGAGGGCATTCTCGATCATCGTCGCATCGAAGTCACGACCCTTGAACATGTTCTTCTTGAGCCACTCGTAGCCAGGTGCCTTGATCATCTTGGCAGAGGCGATGACACCTCCGATGATGCTCTCATTGGCAATCGCGATGATGGCCTTCCGAGCAGCCTCCTTCTTGGGCTCATGGTACGTCTTCTTGTCCAGGATCTTGGCGATGCTTACGAGTGATGGAGCAGCACCAGCACCACCTTTCGCACTGATACCGATCTTCTTGTTCTTGGCATCGATGGCATAGTAGTCAACCAGTGCTTCATTGGCAGCCGAGGGGAACTCGATTGCCTTGATGGACTTGTCATGGACTGCCATGTACCAGAGTGCTCCGGACATCTCACCGAAGTCCTTTTCGATGACCTTCAGGTCACTGCCACTGATGCTGTTGAGTGCTGTGCCAACATCGCCTGATGGCTTCGCTGACGCATCCAACACAGCATCCAGTGCTGTCTTCATGGTTGATGGGATGGTCTTGTTGCTTGCGATGGCACTCTCGACGACTCTCATGAACTGACTCTTCATGATGGTCTTGCCAGCCAGGCCGAGTGAGTTGGGATTCAGTTGCTTGGTCTTGAGGATGCCACTGCCAGCCTTCTTGACCGTGACAACGAGGTAGCATCCATCACCGATCTTGGCAATGCCAGGGATGGGTCTCTTGATGATGACCGTGTGAGTCTCGTAAGACCCAGAAGCACTGACATCAGTGTCACCGATACTACATGGAATGATGGAGTTGAGCAGCTTGCCTGAGTCACCTTGATAGTCCATTCTCAGATGGTCTAAACCGCCAGAACGAGCCTTGTCCTTCTTGGCCTTGATGGACTTCTTCGCGAGGGCATCGCGGAGGTAGTTGATGATGGCGACTTGTGTTGGCAATGGGGTCTTCAGCATCATATCACCTCTTGTAGCGTAAGCCGGGGAGCCTACTGGACTCGTAGGCGGAGACCTACATCGGTGATATTTAGTGCTTCGGTACGGTATCTAACGGTTAGTTAGCGTACCGAGTCAGTCGAAGCGATTGATTCCCTTGAATTTATCGTACTTCCCACTGGTTTTAGGCTCTTCAGGTGCCAATTGGCCTGAGTCGAACAGGTGTTGGTCCTTCTCAGCCACATCACTGAGCTTCATCTTCTCATAGTTGATTCCGATGACGAATCGCTTGTTCTTGTTGACATCACCAGAGCGGCTCTTGAGTCGCTTGATCGCCAGGTGACCCATCTTGGCCAGGTCTTCGCTCGTGGTTGCGGCCCAGAACTCATCAGCAGTGGCCGGCAAGCCGAATGACTCACTGGTGTCATCCAACCCGAGATCACTAGAGGAGTATCCAGAACGGGTCGTCTGAGTGGCACTGATGATAGGGACCTTGTACTCAACAGCCAGCCCTCGGAGCTCCTCCGCAATGCTCTTGATCAGTGTGTAGCTGTTGACGCTACCACCCATCTTGATGCGTGAGGAGGTACAGATGTTGATGTAGTCAACGATGATGACATCAGGCTTGAACTTCTTCTTCATCGCCAGCTCATTCAGGAGTGCCCTGAAGTGGTTGGTGCCAGCACAGGCAGTTGGGTACTCCTTGACGATCAGCTTGCCCTTGACCTTCTCACGGAGCCTGGCGATCTTCTTGTCGAAGATCTCCTTGGGCAGGGCCATGAGGTCATCGATCGTGATGTCAAGGAGGTTGGCATCGATGCGCTGACTGATC